TGGAAAGGTCGATTGGTGTGGGCGCATTGGGTTATCATGCATACTTACAAAGAAAGAATTTGCCTTGGGAAAATCCGATGGCTACAGGCATGAACCGAAGAATGTTCAAGCATATCAGAGAAGGTTTAGATCATGCAAATTTGGAGTTGGGTAAAGAGCGTGGTGAAGCGCCTGATGCCGAAGGAACCGGACGTAGATTCTCACATACGATGGCTATCGCTCCTAACGCTAGTTCTAGTATTATTATGGGTAACACAAGCCCTTCCATCGAGCCTTATCGTGCTAATGCTTATCGTCAAGATACTCTATCAGGTGCTCATCTTAACAAGAATAAGTTCTTAGACAAAATAATCAAGGAGAAGTGTGATGCTGACAAGCGATTGGATTATCAAGAACTCTGGTCAAGTATTATTGCAAATGACGGATCAGTACAGCACCTTGACATATTGTCTGACTGGGAAAAAGACGTATTCAAAACGTCTATGGAGATTGACCAGCGATGGGTTGTGGAGCACGCAAGTCAGCGACAAAGTTTCATTGACCAAGCACAATCCATTAACCTCTTTTTCCGCCCAGATGTAGGTGTAAAATATCTTCACGCAGTTCATTTTCAAGCATGGAAACAAGGTCTCAAAACACTTTACTATTGTAGGTCAGAAAAAATCAGCAAGGCAGATAAAGTATCGAACAAGATTGAAAGACAAGTGATTCAAGAAGTCGATCTAAAGGCTCTTGCACTGGGCGAAGAATGTTTGGCTTGCGAGGGATGATATGTCTTTTCTAATTGCCAATCTACCCCCTGTGCATTGTTACATTCGCCGTGAATTCCTTTATGATTTTGAAAAAGGTCACGGCGAATATGAACCGTGTATATGGGTGTCAATAAAAAGTTTAAGAAGTCAAGCGTTTCGTATTGAAGCATACCTTCCTCGGTATGGCGCTCTATATGACAAGTTACCTCTGAATGCATTTGTGAGCAGGAAGGATGCTTTGAATCCTGATGACTTTTTAGATTTAGACACATTGCAAATATGGGACTGTTTCAGTTATAATATTGCAATCATGCAGAAGGCGTTCCTTCGAAATTTATCATGCCAATTCTATGCGAAAGATAAACAATTATATTCAGGAAACTATCTGTTTACAGTTGACAATGCAAGTCCTGATTTAAACCTTATTGATACAAGTTATAGTGAGTGGCCTGAAGATCATAAGTCGTTTAATTTTATTGAACTTGATAATGGACAATACGCAGCGCAACCAAATAATCGGTGTATATTCTTTGATGCAGCAAGCAATCCGAAACAAATGTTGTTTCCTGACTTCAAAGTGTGTACAAAAAAATATGTTGTTGAAACGAATCCGAAATGGCGTTTAGGTGATACAACAGATGTAATGTATACCAAGTAAAGGATTTACATGAAAAAGATTTATCGTTTTACTGCCTCATGGTGTCAACCATGTAAGGCATTGTCAATGAACTTAGAGCAAGCAAACCTGGACATTCCAATTGAAGTTATCGACATTGATGCCTTTGATGAGATGGCAATCGAGTATAATATTCGTTCTGTGCCGACATTGGTGTTAAAAGATGGGTCAAATGAAAAAAGATTGGTCGGCGTTCATTCACCAAATCAAATTAAAGAGTGGGCAAATGGTTAAAAAGAAACTTAGACTTACCGACGAAAGATCACATTTTAAACCGTTCAGTTATCCGTGGGCGTATGACGCTTGGCTAAAACATGAACAAGCACATTGGTTGCATACTGAAGTCCCGATGATTGAAGATGTTAAAGATTGGAAAAACAAACTTACGCAAAATGAAAAAGAATTCCTCACGCACATATTCAGGTTCTTTACGCAAGGAGATATTGACGTTGCTGGTGGTTACGTTCGTAATTACCTTCCTCATTTTCCTCAGCCAGAAATTCGTATGATGTTGTCTGGCTTCGCGGCGCGCGAAGCATTGCACATTGCAGCGTATAGTCATCTCATTGAGACGCTTGGTTTACCTGAAACCACATACAATCAGTTTCTTGAGTATCAAGAAATGCGTGATAAACACGATTATATCTTGAATGGGTCTAATGGGCTTGTAAACACCTCATCTGTTGCGAAGAATATCGCGCTATTCTCTGCATTTACTGAAGGGATGCAATTGTTTAGCTCCTTCATCATGCTGTTAAATTTTCCAAGACATGGGAAGATGAAAGGCATGGGTCAGATTGTAACGTGGTCAATCGTTGATGAGACAATGCACGCCGAGTCAATGATTAAATTGTTTAGAACTTATATCGAGGAAAATCGTGAAATTTGGAACGATACTCTCAAATCTGAAATCTATACTATTGCAACAAGAATGGTTGACCTCGAAGATCGTTTTATCGATCTATCATTTGGCATGGGCGATATGTATAACCTATCTGCTGATGACGTTAAACGTTATATTCGTTATATTACTGATCGCCGTCTTATTAGTCTTGGTCTCAAGGGTATAATGAAAGTAAAGAAGAATCCTTTGCCTTGGGTTGAGGAAATGATTAATGCTCCAACACACACTAACTTCTTTGAAAATCGTGCGACTGATTATGCAAAGGGGGCGATGAGCGGGACATGGGATGAGGTTTGGGGAAAGGCTGCATGAAAACAAAAATGGTTGATGCACATATGAAAGTCGCTGAAACATATGCAGAACTTTCATATGCAAGACGATTGAAGGTGGGTTGTATTATTGTAAAGAATGATAGGATAATTAGTATCGGGTATAATGGAACACCGGCGGGTTGGGATAACAATTGTGAAACAGAAATTTCAGAAACAGAAATCTGTTTTCTTGATCAAGGTGGTCCCGGTATGCCCGTCACCACAATTTCACTTAAAACTAAACCCGAAGTTATTCATGCTGAAGCAAATGCAATCGCAAAACTTGCAAGGTCATCTGAGTCGGGTGAGAACGCCGCTATGTTTATCACTCATGCTCCTTGTATTGAATGTGCAAAAATGATTTTTACTTCGGGCATTAAAAATGTGTTTTATAGAAATACATATCGAAGTACAGAGGGGTTAGAATTTCTCAAAAAATGTAGTGTTGAGGTCGCACAAATCTAGGAGACCTTATGCAAAAACAGTTTGTTTGTATGGCGTGTAACGCTGAATTTAAAATCTCATTTAAACTAGAACCTCAGATTTTTCAAATTGAATTTTGTCCGTTTTGTGGTGAAATATTAGAAGAGGAATTAGAAGACCATGAGGAGGAGGATACATATTGATTTGGGATCAATATGTGGTTATATCAAAACAAAGAATTCGAAGAATCAATTGATAAGTATGTGGGTTTTGTTTATCTGATTACCTGTTTAAAAACAAATCGTCGGTATATAGGAAAGAAATTATTTTGGTCGTCAAGGACCAAACAAGTGAAAGGTAAGAAGAAACGATTTAAGGTTGAGTCTGATTGGAAAACTTATTGGTCCTCATCAGATGAACTAAAACAAGATGTAAAAAACCTCGGCGAAGAAAATTTTAAGCGTGAAATCGTGCATTTGTGCTTTGGGAAGGGTGAGCTCTCCTACCTTGAATTACGTGAACAAATAGATCGAAGGGTTCTAGAATATCCGACCGATTGGTACAACAATTTAATTCACTGCAGGATCCACGGATCTCACCTAAAAACCCTCAGAAAATAGTGTTGTTTTATTGCAACACCTGTGGATAACTTATGCTTGACATTTTATCCAGCTTCTGTATAATGTAAGCATGATGAGAAAACGACGTTCCGACAGAAATCATGTGCTCTACCAGATCACTAACGTGTCCACTGGCGATACTTACGTAGGTCTGACTGTTGCACAGGGTCAAGCCTATCTGCGTTCCGTCAAGGTTCGTTGGCAGAAACATGTATCTGCTGCCCTCAACGACGGCAAAGATTGGGCCTTCAGCAAGGCTCTACGGGCCCAGCAAGACACGTCTTGGCGTTATCAGGTGCTGGAGATTGTGCGAGGACGTAAGAATGCCCATCAGCGAGAGCGCCAACTAATCGCAGAACTTTCCCCTTCTTTGAACACATTTTAATGTTGTTTTTTTACAATGTTGTTAAAATACAACAAAAAACTGGTTGCACTTTTATCTGAGTCCTGTATAATTGATTTTGTTGATTGATTGAGAGAGATTGAGATGCAAGTTTTTTCTGTGCTACAAGATGATGGTGAGCGGTACGATTTCTTGGGTGTGTTTGGTTCTTTCGAGGACGCAGAAGCATTCATCCGAGGGCGTGAGGGTTTCATCCGTGGGTGGTATCAGTTCGGTGTGGTTGCTTCCGAACTAGGTGAAGAAGTAGATTTTCTTGGTCGTGTCGATTGGATACAGTAATTTTTCTTGGAATGGTGCTCTAAAATGCGTACTCGTTCAGTGATTCGTGGTCTGAAAAATTCTCAGCCCGTCCGTGTGATTATCAACGGTGTTGGTTTCGTGACTACCGTTGAGGGTATGACTCAAATGACCTTTACTGAACAGCGGGTTGCTGCTTGGAATGCTCTAGAGCATATTGCTCGCGAGAAAATCACTGGGTTTGCTTATACCAGTACCTTCTACAATGATCGCATGGAACGTACTTCCGTCGATGTTCAAGTGGATCTAATCTAATGAATGACCAAATCGTAAGTCGTCTTGGCTACACTCATGGGCAATTGAATGATGCTTTTAAACTCATTCAAAATCCAGAACACTGGAAACTTCCCATCGATGCTTGGATTCATCCAAATATGTTCGATGTCTGTAATGAGGCTTGTGTCTACTTTACTGGTGGTCCTCTGTATCGGCGAGGTACTGCTGGAGATGCTGCTCTTCGCGTGACAGCGGATGGCTACTATGCGGTTATCGGAGCTTAAATCATGATGCCCCCTGATCTTACCATTGCAATTAATCGTTATGTCAATGATATTGAAGCGTCTTACACTGGCACGCTTTCATTTTGGGCAGAAGTAGAATATGGGCGAAAGTACGCAAAGATCATCAATGTTACTCATAACAATAGCCGATCTGTGCATGCTTTTGTTGATATGAAAACAGGTGATGTTTACATGCCTGCCTCTTGGAATGCCCCTGCAAAGCATGTGCGATTTAACTTGCTAAATAATTATCCTACGAATATTACCTGGTCAGGTGGGTATCTTTACTTGAGGTAAAAATGTTCTCTCGTCTTTTAAGTGAAGTCGAACGTTTACGTGAAGTGTATGGTTTAGATGCAGGTGGGGCTTTGCGATACATTCATGAGCATCTTGGCGAATATTCTTCTGAACTCGTAATGGAATATCAACTTTTCATCTCTCAAGGCATTGAAATGCTTTCCCCGGTAGAATAATATGCAAACTATTGAACACAAAAATATAAAGCAGTTGCTCGAAGAAGCAGGATTTTGCTTTTGGGAAGATGAAGATTGGAAGCCTGAAGGTGCAGTGATTGATTGGGCAGCACAATATGATAAGGAGATGAATGCATTCGTTGAACTTCTAATTCGCGATTGCGCTGAGTATATTGACAGTCATTTGGTTGAAGGTATTCACAACAAAATTTTAGAAAGGTATGGATTATGAATCAGTACAGTAATTGGGATGTGTACAACCAACTAGCTTTTCGGGATTGGTTGAAAAGTATGCTTCGTATGGGTGGCGTCGAATTGACCTTTACGAAAACTGACGGGACTGAGCGTGTGATGAATGCATCGCTTGAAGAAAGTAAAATTCCTGTTTATGAAAGCAAGACGGGTCGAACTAAAGCGCCCAATGATGAAGTTGTTTCAGTTGTAGATATTGACATTGGTGAGTGGCGTTCTGTACGATATGATTCCATCAAACAAGTAAGGATCACACTGTGAGTAAAGCCGTCGCATCCTCTGAACCCAACTTCGTATCCATCGATGTATCTAAAGATGACTACACTGCAAAACTAGTCAGTGCTTTGAATTGGTTTAACTTCGAACGGGATAAAAAGGATGCACGGAATTATATTGAACAGTATGCGAAGAAGCAAGGCATTACTATTTCAGGTGTGACTGATTCTGATATTGTTCCCACTATGGGGTGGATTGCACATTTGTGCAATAAAGGAGCAAACCTTTCCGAGGAGCACGTTGATAAACTAAACGTTTATCTGGCACAACTAAATCGTGCGAAGAAGTCTGTGCCTGTTACGACAAACACTCCACGTGTCTCTATTCAAGAAGCTACGCAAAATAAAATTAATGCTTATATTGGCGAACTTGAAGGGGTCTTTGACCAACTATTCAAGAACCCCAAAGAATCATTCTCTTTGCTCGAGGACCTGAAGAAAAATCAGATGCCTCAAACTATCGGGCCTAACATTGAAGAATGGACAAAGACAAAGCTGAAGGAACTCATCACCGCCTATGAAGGCACAGACAAAGACCTTGTTGAAGGTTATTCAAACATTCGAAAGAAGGACCTTCTTGCTTTCATTAAGAAACTAGCGACGTTTGTTGAGGATGCTGAAAAGTATTCTTCATACAAAAAAGCTAATCGTAAACCTCGCGAAAAGAAAGTCAAGCCTCCGACACAACAAGTAAAAACGCTAAAGTACAAAGCTAAAGATGATGATCTGAAAATTACTTCAGTATCACCTACAACTATTGTTGGTGCCCAACAGGTTTGGTTGTTCAATACAAAAACACGAAAGCTGTCTGTATATCGAACTGACAGCGCCTTGGGAATTCAAGTCAAAGGTACAACTTTGCAAAATTACGACCCCGAGATGTCTTGTCAAAAGACTCTGCGTAAACCTGCTGAACAACTTAAGGATCTACTAAGTGCAGGCAAGATTCAGCTTCGTAAATTTATGGACAACATCAAAGCAGTGCAAGTAGAAGTGAACGGTCGCCTTAATGGCGACACTCTAATCGTTAGGACTATTAAATGATTGTAATTGATTATTCGCAGACAGCCATCTCAAACTTGATGGCTGAATTGGGTGGTCGCAAAGATATTGAGATTAACCTCCCTCTCATTCGCCATATGATTCTAAATTCTATTCGCGGGTACAAGCAAAAATTTGGTGCAACATATGGTGACATTGTAATCGCTTGCGACAATCGCACTTACTGGCGCAGATCAGTGTTTCCGAACTACAAAGCCAATCGTAAGAAAGAAAGAGAAGATTCGGGGTATGATTGGAAAGCAATCTTTGAGGCGTTGTCTACCATTCGCGAAGAACTGAATACTTTCTTTCCATACCCTGTTCTAAACATTGAAGGCGCTGAGGCAGATGATGTTATTGCGACTCTTGCGGAGTGGACCCAAACAAACGACCTTTCTGTGGGTATCGTCGAAGAACCCAAACCATTTCTGGTTGTGTCAGGAGACCACGACTTCATCCAGTTGCAGAAGTATCCAAACGTCAAACAGTACAGCCCTATTCACAAGAAAATGGTGAAACCTGACCGTAAACCTGAACATTATGTCATTGAGCACATTATTCGCGGAGATACGGGTGATGGTGTTCCTAATGTTCTGTCAGACGATAATTGTCTTGTAGAAGGTCGCAGACAAAAACCTGTGATGAGCAAGAAGCTGGAGGAGTGGATTAAGGATTCGCAAAAAATGCCATCCGACGATGAGTTTAAAAAGAACTATGACCGTAATAAAGTTTTGGTTGATCTTGATTGTATTCCTCGAAGTGTAAAGGAATCTATTATAAATAATTTCGTTAGTCAACCCAAAAAAGATCGTAGTCAGCTACTAAACTACTTCATGCAAAATAAAATGAAAATGATGCTTGAGGTTATATCGGAGTTTTAAAATGCGCCTTTTACTTCCTGAAATTTTTGACAAAGTACAAAAAGCAGAAACCGTTGAAGAACGGAAACAAATTCTGCTTAAAAATAACTCTCCCGTACTTATCGACCTGCTAAAGATGAACTTTCATCCCGAAGTTCGAATGCAACTTCCTGAGGGTATGCCTCCCTTCAAACGAAGTGGTATTCCTATGGGAATGGCAGACACTAATCTTTATAAAGAAATGCGTCGGATGTATACGTGGATCAATCCCCCGCCAAACTTGCACAAGATTAAACGTGAGACTCTTTTCATTCAATTGCTAGAAAGCATCAATGAAAAAGAAGCTGAACTTCTGTGTGCCGTGAAAGATAAAGAATTGACTCGTATGTATTCTGCTATGACATATGACCTGGTCAATCAAACGTTTCCCGACTTGCTTCCTGTGCGACAACCTGTTGTAGAAACACAACAACAGGAGGAAAAGGCACCAAAAAAGCGAGGACGGCCCAAGAAGGCCGCTTGACAGACGTAGAAGCTGATGTTACAATGATGTTTTTGAATGGTGAATGGCATGCTGATCTATACGACCACCCGCAGTTCAAAAAAGCCCAACCGACCGAAGAGGCAAGAGGCGGAAGAATACAATCGTTGGTTGAAAAGTGTAAATCCTTCTGGGCAAAAACCATCAAAGCCCTCAGGAAAGCTGACACAAAATAAACCGTATCGTCGAGGTTATGAAGAGGCTCTTGCGATTCCCAGTGTCGATTCAGGTAAGGCAACTGTTCTGGGTGTAAAAAGTATCATGGATCCTTTCAATTTGCAAAAGGAATCAGAAGAAGTTCAGGAAGCGATCATTGCAAAAAGTAAACGTGTTGCAATTGCTTACAACAAAGGTGGTTACCAATACTTGACAGATGACACAGATCCGACTACACTTGGATCAAGTGAACGTAGACGATAGGAGAATATTATGAGTATGATTTTTAGCAATCCCGCAGATCGAAAAACCATTCGAGATGCACTTCATGAAATTTCTGGCGCGATGACTCGAATCGAAGGTGAGCGTAGTTACATTAGCGAAACGATTAAGGATATTACAGCAAAGTATCCGATGGTATCGAAACGTGTCTTTCGCAAAATGATTAAGGTATACCATACCCAAACGTTTACACAAGAGGTAGAAGAGCAAGAAGAATTTGAATCGTTGTATGAAACGATTACAACCGCACCCGTACCGCAAGGATCAACTAATGTTTAATCAAATTCGGAATATCGTTGAAGTTCATATTCTTGATGCAATGAATAGGCCGAAGAAGAAAAAAATTTTGGGGGTGTGGGGTGAAACACAAACCATCCCCTTTGAACTAATTCGTTCGTTGAACGAAAAAAAATATCCCGGGTGTGGGGTAGAAATTAAAGTACATGTTTACGAAGGACCATAATGAAGCTAGGCATCTGTTCTGACATTCATCTTGAGTTTGGGTATCTTCCTATCGAGAATAAAGAAAACATCGATGTTCTAATTCTTGCAGGTGATATTCTTGTTGCAAGAGCTTTAGGCAAAGAACCCTCAAATTATCGTGTAAAGGATATTGAGGACTTTAAACAATTTTTCCGTGACTGCTCAGAGAAGTTTCCTCACGTGATTTACATCATGGGTAATCATGAACATTACGGGGGTGACTTTAACGATTCACCAACCATTCTGCGTGAGTTTTGCGAAAGTGTCGGAACAAACGTTTATTTTCTTGATAATGAAACGAAACAGATTGATGATGTAGTGTTCATCGGGCAAACATTGTGGACAGACTTTAATAATGAAAATCCCATCAGTATGGCGACTGCACAGGGATGCATGAATGATTTTCGAGTCATCAGAAATCGTGTACAGGATCGTAAGTTCACACCGCTAGATGTTCTAGAAGAACATAAAAAAAGTCTTTCGTTTATCGATGAACAAACAAAAATTTACGCCGATAAAAAGTGTGTTGTTGTTGGTCACCATGCACCCTCTCATAAGAGTGTCAAACCAAACTATGAAAGGGATTATCACGTGAATGGAGCATACCGCTCTAATCTAGAAGAATTTATTATGAGTCGTACACAAATTAAACTGTGGGTACACGGGCACACTCACTCTGAATTCGACTACATGGTGGGTGATACCCGCGTGGTGTGCAATCCTCGAGGTTACGTGGGATATGAAAGACAACATCAAGATGTTGACCCATACTTCCCACTACCAGTAGAACTTTAAAGCATAATTCCGCGGTGACGTAATCTTGCTTCGTATGCTTTTGCTCTACCTTCAGCGATGGAAGAAAATATGATTGTTAAAACATTTAAAACTTTTTTCATCTTGGGAATCCTTTTTGTTCGCGGTCAAGCTGACGAAGAATTCTCTCTACGTCAACAATATCTTGTGCATGTTTAAAGTATTTCTCATTGAAGGATTTTTCATCATGTTGCTTGATTTTTTGAGAGATGTACTGTATGATGCTGGTAATCATGTTTGACCTTTTGGGTTGTTTGAAAGTTTGGAGATTTTGTCCCCCTATTATTTATGATGCAACGCAACAAAAATGAGCGATAATCTTATACTTTTTGTAGGAATGATTTACCTCTATGTGGCTGTAGAACAAGGCCTAAAGGGTAATTTGGGTATGGCAATAGCCTTTGGGGGTTATGCCTTTTCAAACGTCGGACTTTATCTTCTTGCAGCTAAATAGGAGTTCTTATGTTACAAATTGTTGAAAAACCTTGGGGTCATTATTCAGTGTTTTATGATGACGGGAAAAACATTAAAGTTAAAGAACTTTACGTGCTACCTGAAAAGAGCCTGAGTATGCAGAAACATTTCAAGCGAGCAGAGGAATGGTTCGTCGCCTCGGGGTTTGCAACAGTGTGGACATCTAATGACTATGATGGTGTAAATATTTTGCAAGGTGTTTACAAAAAGTTTGATAAATTGACGATTCCCAAAGGAACATGGCATCGACTTGAAAATCAAGCAAGCATTCCTCTAAAAATTATCGAAATTCAATACGGTGAAGAATGTCTTGAAGAGGATATTTTACGAAAATGACTGACTTTTATCTTTTTATAAACAGTGCATTTGCCTTTTACTGCTGGAAGAAGGCAAACGAATTTCTGTGATGTTGTATTCTCACAACGTTGTAAAAAAACAACAAAAAATCGGTTGCACTTTCTGCTAAGTCCTGTATAATTATCAATGTTGAATGATTTTTCAGGAGCGCCAAATGGCTCAAGATACTACGATGACTCTCGAACAGATTCAAACCGTTGTTGATCGTTTCACCCAACAATCGGTGCGAGTGCATGATGGGCATGCTTACGCTGCGGGTTACCTTGGCAGCATGGTTGCTCGTTTGCTGCGTCAAATGCCCATTGAGGAGCAGTTGCTTGAGGTTGACCTTCTTCTGAACGCTTCCATTTGGGTCGAATAAATGGAACGCCTTAAACAACTTTTCTATTCAGTATCCATGAGTTCAGCCGCTCTTGGATATCTTGCAGCGACTCTTGCGGGAGTCGCATTCTTGCTTTGGGTGACAAAATGAATGCATCAAAAGAACAATTGAACCGGGTTCTCTTTTCTCTTATGGGTCGTGAAGACCTAGTTAAAAACTGGTGGGTAGGCCCCAATTATGCGTTTGGCTTGCAAGCTCCCGCCGACCTATGGGATGATGGCGAGGTAGGCAGAGAGATGGTCACCAATTATATTCTTGGGCAACTTAACGGCGACTATTCATGACCCTTGATGAAATAAATAATACACTGCAGGCAATTTCTGCTGAGCTAAAAGAGTGGGAAGTGTCTGCGTATATTGACAAACTTGATGACGTTGCTTATAATGAATTTGTAACTTACATGGAAAATCTACGATCCGCTTACAGTTATTGCGAGGAATAAAATGCGTAAACATTTGCTTGCAGTCATTCTAGCCATTTCTCCTGCTGCTCATGCATGGGGACCCGTCGAACAAGCAGCCCTTATTGGCGTTATTGGTGGTGCATTGATTGGTCGAGCAACCGCTGAACCCGTTCCTCCTTATTACGGCCCGCCTCCTGCATATTATCCGCCGCCTCACCAGACAGGTGAGTATTATTATGGTCATGCGCCAATTGTGCGTAGACATTGTTTTCGTGTTCCTTTGTATGACCAATATGGTCGGTATGTTTCTTCAACCCGTAGGTGTGAGTATGTTCAACACTAAAGTTGTAAAGCGCCGTGATCCCATCGCTTTTGATCTTTTGGTTTCCGGCACCTACAAGCCGCGCAAGGTTTCTGTAAAGAAACTTTATAAGCGCAATTTCCGCAATCAACGTGACTTTGAGGTGAAATATTCATAAGGAGGACTATGTCTTGGTTATTGGGCACGTACAAGCCGAAGCAATTTGAAAAACCCACCAACAATGAAACAAAAGTTTGTTGGCTTTTAGATTACAAGCGAGATAAAAATGAGCAACGAAAAACGATATACAGTTCAACTCCTAGAAAGCGGTGAGGATTTGATTCTTCCTATTCCCGATGAACTGTTGAATGAAGTTGGGTGGAAAGAGGGTGATGTATTGAATTTCAAACCAAACGACGATGGTGGGTTTATCATGGAAAAAGTTGAAAATACTGAAACTGAGTTAGTTTTGGTTGAAGCTATGTCGATGTTCCTTATGCGTTATGTTGTTGAAGTACCCAAAGGAAAAACTGAATGGGCTCTTGACACTGTGACTTGCGAAGAGGCAGTTGAACTATCACAAAAGCACCTGGGAGAACATATTGTATCTCATCGTGTGATTAATGAAAAAGAATTTTTTGATGTTTTCGATGAGGACAACGACTATCTAAAAAAGTGGGACGCAGATAAAAAGAAAGGTATGATTACTCGAATCAATAAGGATGGAGATTTGGTTTGAATATCTTCTACTTGGATAAGGATCCAAAAACTTGTGCAGAAATGCACAATGACAAGCACGTAGTCAAGATGATCATTGAGTATGCTCAGCTCATGTCAACTGCTCATCGATTGCTAGACGGTGAAGAATATCTTGGGATGACTGCGAATGGGCGCCGCATTAAGCGATGGCGCCTGAATGATTCGCGCGAAGATATTCTAATGATGGCTTCACATATCAATCATCCTTCATCAGTATGGTGTCGAGCAAGCAAACAAAATTATCTTTGGCTGAATAGAATGTGGTATTATTTGTGCAAAGAATACACTTACCGCTATGGTAAAATTCATGCCGTAGAAAAACGTATGGCTGAAGCATTATATGTTTGGCCAAATAATATTCCTGACCTTCCTTTTACCGCTCCTACACCCGCCATGCCTGATACATACAAAGTACCAGGTGACTCTCTAACTTCTTATCATAACTACTATAAAGGAGGTAAGCAGCATCTTGCAAGTTGGAAAAAGAGAACTATTCCTATGTGGTTTAACGAGCAAAATGCATAAATAATTCTATGCCACTATACGATTACAACTGCCAAAAATGCGATCATACTTTTACAGAAAAGTTTATGATTGCAGACCGTAAAACGCCCGAAGAGCAACCTTGTCCTTCATGCGGCGAAAATTCAGTTCAACTTCTAATCGGGACGCCAGGAGTCGGCGATTCCGTTCGTTTGGGTGTTCGAACAGTAGACAACGGATTTAGGGAGGTGCTTTCAAAAATTCACGAATCTCAACCAAAAAGCAATCTGAACAATAAACTTTCCAGATGATTGCTAGAATAATTCCGCTAACCAGAAGAGACAGCAATGCAACGCTGTCTTTTTTCATTTTAGAGGGCTCCATGGCAAAAAGACAAGAAAAAGAACAACGCCAACCACATTTGACATTGGCATCCAATCGTTTAAAACTGAGACTAGACGATATGGACGTTATATCTCCCCTCACAGACAATCAACAAACCTTCTTTACACACTATAAAGAGGGTCGTGAGTTTATTCTTCTACACGGTGTGGCAGGTACAGGAAAGACGTATATTGCCTTGTACAAAGCACTAGAAGAAGCACTTGATAGAGAGTCTGTATATGATAAAGTCATCATAGTTCGTTCTGCAGTCCCCTCACGGGAGATTGGTCACCTACCAGGAGATGAAAAAGAAAAGACAGACGTATACAAAGAGCCTTATGTAGAAATCTGTAGCAACCTATTCAATCGCAACGATGCTTTTCAACGTCTACAAGAACAAGGTGTATGTCACTTTCTGATCACTTCGTTTTTGCGGGGTGTGACACTAGATAACAGCGTGGTCATAGTAGATGAGTGTCAAAATCTTTCGGATTCTGAGATCAACACAATCATGACTCGCGTAGGTCACAATTCAAAAATCATCTTTTGCGGAGACTTTAGACAAACCGATCTGAATAAAAAGCATGATATGTCGGGACTGAAAAAGTTTATTGCAATCGCGAAGATGATGCCGTCATTCAAGATGGTCGAGTTTTCAGTTGATGACATTGTGAGAAGTGACATTGTAAAGCAATACATATTAGCAAGACTAAAATACGAGGAGAATGCATAGAATTCAATTGGTTGTTACTTAGCACATTGTGTAAATTAGCTGTATGGTGTCTCGATTTATCTCAATCTAAAAGGCAGAAATATTTCTGAAAAAAATTTCAGAGGTTCATCATAGACACCATATTAGAAAAATAAAACTTAACAACTATTGATAGTTCAGATATTGACACATTATGCAAAATGTTTATAATCATGGTTTGAGGAAAATATCTGAATGAAATTGTACAACGCTATAAGTAACCCGCCCGAAATTCCAAAGCTCAAACAATTAACAAATCCTGCAACCGGCAAGAGAATTTATGTAACGCCTTCGGGGAATAAATTTCCTTCCGTCACAACAGTATTGCAGGAATATGGTAAAGAGTCATTGGATGCCTGGCGAAAGAAAGTCGGGAAAGATCGGGCGAGTTACATAGCTACTACAGCAGCGGCACGCGGCACACGATTGCACAGCCTCTGTGAAAAGTATTTGCAAAATGAAGATCCGTTTAGCAATCCTAAAATATCTTTATTTGACAAAGAACTTTTTCGCAGTATAAAACCTGCTTTGGAGGATATTGATAATATACATCTACAGGAACAACGGTTATACTCAGAACATTTGAGAATGGCGGGAACCGTTGATTGTATAGCAGAGCATAATGGTCGTTTAAGCGTAATAGATTTTAAGACATCGTCTAAACGAAAACAAAAACAATATATTGAAAATTATTTTATGCAATGTTCAGCGTACGCCGTAATGTACGAAGAACTGACTGGAATACCTGTAAGTAAGATCGTTATCATAATTGCTTGTGAAAATGATCCTGTTCAAGTTTTTGTTGAAAAGCGAAACAATTACATTAACCAACTAATCTATTATAGGGACCTTTATGAAAAAAATAATCCTAGCTACCTTGATGATGTTCTCGATGGGTACGTATGCACAGACGCCTAATATTCTTTTCTTAAATTTTCAAGCTGCGTGTAGTGAAACTTCTTATATAGTAAATGAGTTAAAAAACACACATAAGGACAGGCCTATTGCTGTTGCACAAACGAAAGAAAAGTATTTAGTAATCTTTTGGAAATCATTGACAACGAACGATTTCAGTGTTACAATATCAGCAGAAGGTAAAAACACTTCTTGTATTTTACTTGAAGGGTCAGATTTTGAATTAGTTGATGAAAGGGGGAAACGTCTTGGGCAACCTACACAATTACGTTAAACTGTATGAAAATATTTTAGACGAAGAAACTTGCCAAGATATTATGTCTGTGGTTGAGAATGCAACGTTTGAAGATATTACGAATGAAAATTTTAAATTTAAGCAAGCTATCGTTACAGAGAATTCCCACTGGGAATTACCTGAAGTTACAGAAAATGAAATAACAACTACACCTTTACATCTTCAAGATGTTTTTTCTGAGTTGTTTTTCTCAGCCGCTTCAAATTACTTTCAAGGCACTCAACTACCTCTTGTTCCTGAATTGCAAGGGTTTGAGAATATAAAAATCAAAAAGTTTACAGATCAACATTTCTATAATCTACATAGTGATGTGAATGACCATAAATCTGCAAAAAGATTTTTGTCTGTTTTTGTATTCCTAACTGATGCTGAAAATGGTTATATTAGATTTCCAACTTTAGGAATCACAGACATTATTCCGAAAAAAGGCTCTATTCTTGTTTTTCCTCCGCATTGGCTTTATCCATATGAGGTAAAATGCCGGGATGGCGGTTCTTTGATGTACGCGCATAGTTATCTACATTACGTTTGATATAAATAACTTTTATGATTGTAAGAAGTTGACTGAAAGGTGTTTCGGACGGCGGTTCGATTCCGCCCAGGTCCACCAAAAGGAAATTAGATGTTATCTTTTAGGAATTTTACAGAATCTAGAGAAGATCCGCATCTTTATCATGCAACATATAGAATTCATATGGACAGTATAGCCAAAAAAGGTTTGTTGGCAAATTCTGATCATAAGAACTGGAACGATAGCAAAGGGGGTCGGGTTTATTTAGCAAAAGATCCTGATGAAGCGCTAAGTCATGCAGAATCTGCTGAAGACGCACCTCAAAAACATTTTGATAGCGGCATTGTTGTGTATAAAGTTAATAGAAAAAATCTAGATCAAAGTAAAATTCATAAAGATTCGAATAACCCGGATGCTGATACAATTGAATATCATGGAGACATTCCGTCTAAGCATCTGTCAGTTCATTCAGAACATGATACCTGATTCCTTCTGATGGGCCTGACCTGGTTTCGACGGGGCAATAAGTAGGAAGATGGACGATCCGACACAGAGAGTCGTTAAAAGTAAAAAACGTAAACGCAAACGACGAACAGTTCGCATTGGCTGCCTAAACTCAGCCTAGGGTTTCAGTGGGTTTCCTCGTAACAGAATAACCCACTTTATTTTTTTAAGGAAAACGTTATGCCTGAACCTGGATTTCTAACAGCTAAAATTATGTCTGGATTGGGTGGGTTGATTGGTGGGTTGACACTCATGGTGTTCATGAAGCCAATGACAATTCTAGATGCAGCTTTACGCGGAGGTATCTCAACAGGAACAGGAATAATATTTTCTACTCCTATTCTAGAATGGTTGGGTATGAATCAAACGTTTGATATGATTCTAATGTTTGGATTTATTATCGGATTTCTTGCTTGGGGAGTTCTTTCGTTAGTCGCTCAAATTTTCATCAATGCACAAAAAAAGAATCATGATATTATTGATGTGGTCAATAAGACCAAACAGAGCAGTGATAAAAAATGAGGTATTATGTTTATACTAAGAATAGTTTTCATTTTCTTTTTGGGGAGCATTCTTTATGAGTATTTTCCTTATCTAGTGCATCACAAATTCGAAGAAGTAAAAGAGGAAAAACATCCCCCTTATGTAACTATGGCACAACGTGAAAAGGAGATAGATTGTTTAGCAAAAAACATTTACTATGAGGCAGGTATCGAATCATTTGAAGGTAAAGTAGCAGTTGCACAAGTTACAATCAATCGAACAAAATCAGGAAAATTTCCAAAAGATATATGTGCTGTTGTATATGAAAGAAATTTAGTATACAATAATGTCATATGTCAATTTAGTTGGTATTGCGATTCAAAAGCTAAAGTGAGACCTATCCATGCAGCAACCTATAAGGAATCCGAGGCTGTGGCTAAAAAGGTATTACTTGAAGGATACCGCCTTTCAATCATCACAGAGGACGTACTATACTATCATGCAGACTATGTCAACCCCCGATGGAAAAAACAACGAGTCGCCAAAATCGGAAAACACATCTTCTACAAAGGTTAATTGGCTTGAAAAGCTAACACTTTTGAGGGGATCGCTTTTCGACTTCTTTGAACATAAACTAAAACCAAGCACCGCCGAATCAATTGGATGGGTAGGCATTGTTCTTTTGCATGGTGCACTCATTCCCACATTCCTGGCAGTCATGGCAGGTGTGACGGACAAGATGCCTCCTGTTGATCTGGTTCTTTTCATTTGGGCAGCTTTGGTCACTTTCTTTGTTCGCGCTGCAATTTTAAAAGATACTGTTAACGTTTTGACGATTGGTGCAGGATTTATCGTTAACGCTGTTTTCATGGCACTTATTCTGTTCAAATGAACACACTTACAGATCAATTTATTATTTCAAAGAAGTTTACAACTGCTAATGAATTTTCGTTATACATAGAAAGTTTAGTCACGGCAAAAAAACTTTCCTACATGGAAGCTGTCATCAACTATTGCGAAGAGGCTGATATTGATGTAGAATCAATCAAGTCGCTGGTGAATAAGTCTCTCAAAGAGAAGATTCAATGTGAGGCAGAGGAACTAAACTATTTCAAAAGGAAAACAGGTAAACTTCCGTTATGATGAACATGGACGCCTTTAAGGCCTATCGTTATTATCTTGCCCTTCGTATGCATTTTACCACAGATCGTTATGATGTTGTGAAACATAAAGGTCGCATTAAAGTGTCGAATGACAAATTCATGCGCCAAAAGAACTTGTATACGAAGTTGGCAAATCAATTTCAAGATGAAGAATACATCAACTTTCTTGTGTCGAACTTTGTTTCTGGAGATCAATGGGGCGGTATTTTTGATTCACGCGCGCACGACACATACCTCAATTGGAAAAAACGAACCGAGTCACTTGCATACACATTTAAAAATGATATGCAAAGAGTTCTGAAAGAGTTGAATCTGTCTGCGTTCGACGAAGCTGTAATCTTTGAAGTACAGAAAAATCAACACCCATATATAATAAGAGCTTACTTGAGTAAGGATATTACAATCGAGACTCTTGTAATTCTAAACAAAATGTACAATTTCTGTGAAAAATTTGATAAAGAAATAGATGAGACATTTGTATGGCCCGATATTTCAAGACTTATAAGGAAGTACAGCCCTTTCGTCAAAATGAAAAAGGATAGGTTCAGTGAACTCATTGGAAGACTTTGAACGTCTAGAAACCAAAATTGATACTCTTGAAAAAGAAGTTATTGATATACATGAAAGATATTTAACTGTTGCAGAGACCATTCGCGAAATGCAAAAGTACATGGTTAAAATTGCACAACATCAAGCGATCATTGCTGACCAAATTTCACGTTGGCCCTACATTGCAGTAGATCGCAAAACATCTAAACTTAATAAGGACAAGGAGTAATAAGTTTTACTATGGGCGATACAAGACGTTTTAATGATGATTACGGTGATGGTAAAAAAATCAAAAAGTTAAAAAAGAACAAACGAATCGTTGACAAATACCGCAAGGTCGTGCATAATTATGATTCGTTTAATGATGATGCGTTTGATGAATACTTAGATCATGAGTACAAACAAAACAAAACGAAAATACGTTAATACATCGCAACACACTTTTCATACGGAGTAAACTATGGTTATTCAATCTCTTTCTGATCTTAAAAAGTCCCGCGGCGGTTTCGAAAACCTGATGAAGGAAGTAGAAAAGATCGCCAATCCCATCACCAATCAAGAAGATAATCGCTTCTGGCAACCTGAAGTCGATAAGGTTGGTAATGGTTATGCAGTCATTCGATTCCTCCCCCCGTGTAAAGGCGAGGACCTTCCCTGGGTTCGTATTTGGAACCATGGCTTTCAAGGCCCAACAGGCAAGTGGTATATCGAAGATTCATTGACGACTATTGGATTGCCTGATCCTGTCAGTGAACTAAACAGCCAGCTTTGGAACAGCGGCAATGAAGCAGACAAAGACGTTGCTCGCGCCCAAAAGCGTAAGCTGACTTACATCAGTAACATTCTTGTTGTGACTGATCCGGGTCGTCCTGAGAATGAAGGCAAAGTATTCTTGTACAAGTTTGGCAAAAAAATCTTTGACAAGATCAAAGACGTTGCTGATCCTCAATTCCAAGATGAGGAATCAGTCAATCCTTTCGACTTCTGGAATGGTGCAAACTTCAAACTGAAGATTCGTAAGGTTGAAGGTTATCGTAATTATGATAAATCAGAATTTGATAAACCTTCTCCTGTTGCAAAATCTGATGAAGAAATTACAGCGATTTGGGACCAACAACATGCACTCAAGCCATTTGTTGATCCTTCACGTTTCAAGTCATACGACGAACTGAAAGCAAAGTTGAATGCTGTTCTCAATGCACCTGCAGCGCCTAAGCGTGGCGAGGAAATTGAAGTTGATGAACCTGTGCAACGTGCAGCACCTGTAAAATCAGCAGCACCCAAACCTGTCGTAAAGAAGGAAGAAGTAAATTTTGATGATGATGATGAATCGTTGTCTTACTTTGCTAAGCTAGCAAACGACGACTAAACAAAAGGGGCGCAAGCCCCTTTTTTAATATGCTGCTCTTGAATCGTTGTATCGTGTGAATGATGATTGCATACGTGGTTCAGCTTTAATGGGTATAGCTGTTTGTGTATTTGTACTATTGTTGTTTTGAATCACAATAGGTTGTACTTGACCCCCTCCTTGCATCTCACCTGTTAAGTTCTTGTTTTGCGAACTTTCCGTTAATAGTTCATTAGAAAAGTCTCTTCTTGCGGTTGTTGGTGTAATCATTTCCTCAGGTGATGCAGGTGCTCGAACCTGAATATCCCTTTCTTGTTGTGCCGCTTTTAGCTCTTTAAACTTTGCCTCTGCCTCATCATACTTACCTTGCCTTACAAGATTTTGTATTTGCATGTAATCTTTTTTAGTTAGCTGAGTACCATATTCAGCTTCACCATCTTTACCCTCTAATGATACCTTATATGTGTCACGACCAAACAATCCTCCCGACACACGTTGACCTAACAATGAACCCGCTTTATATGATTTAATATTACCTTCAGGGTTTTCAATGATATTACTATCAGAGCCGGTTGCCATGAATTGACCAATTTTTTGATTTTTCTTTGAAAATAAACTCCCTAGGAAACTATTACCAAATAAAGATTTTCCTGCAACTATTCCTTGATCAAATTTATCTTGTTGTGTAAGAATAGGTCCTGAGGATTCTTCTTTTTTTCTAGATTCGACATTTGAACTTATCATTTGTTCAGCTTGAGGAACCCCTACACCTCCTGATAAATCTTGATTAGTATTTTCTTTAATATAATTGTATGTGCCCTTTATTTTATTAAAGAATCCACCTCGTTTTTGTTCAACACTTGAGGTTCCTGGGGGTGTGGGCACAAAAGCAGATTCCATTCCTGTGATAGTAGGTGATTCACCTGATTCTGGCTGCGGAGGTTTAATATTTTTAATAGGTTCACGATCTGCAACTGCAGGAGCTTTTGTGTTTATGTCGTAAAAATTTTTGCCATCTTTGTTTTCAGCCAACCACTTCTTTAAATCTTCTCTATTTCTGCCATATTGCGTAAACAGTTCCTCATCCGTCAAATCTGACTCAACAGCTTGATTTATTTCTCCCCAACGCACTGCACCAGCGGCACGTCTTGCATTTAATTTACCTGCCCTACCTGCAGTTAGGGGCTTTCCCGACACATCTGTCTCTCCACGTTTTTCCATAGCATAGGGATTAAACTCTAATCCGGGAGCATTGGGATTTGCATCTATCTTTCTTTTTTCAATTGAGGCGCCAATATAAGGCAAAGTCGCGATTGTTGCCACAGCTGCTAATGGACCTGCAATGCCCGCTGCAGCTGCTGGGGGCGGCACAGGGGGTGGTGTTACAGGAGGCACTGTACTTGGTACAGGAACTTTTTTTGGAATAGGAATATCCCCAAAATCTAGACTAAGTTGTTTTGGGTCCTCTTTTTTTACTGTTTCGTCATTAGAAACAGGCATTTTATTTGCAGCCGCCTTTTCAGACGTTGATGGTGCAAAAGAAGTTCTCTGTACATCTTTCTTTTCAATGTAAGGAGTTTGTGTAATAGGTTGACGTTCTTCTCCCGACTTTTTAAGTATTTTTTCTATGCTAATTAAAGTTTTAGACTCTTTTTTAGTTTCCTTTAAAAGGTCCTTGACATCTTTACCTATTACTTTAATTTCCTTCGCTAAATCAACAGATTTATCTGGTGTGGAAGGAGGGTAACTTTTAATTGTGTCAAGATTATTTCCTGTCAATAAAGCAGGCAATCTTTTTTGTTGTCTCATCCTCTCATCCTTCTTTCTGCGATTCTGTCTCGCATTCTTTCGTTTTCTTCTCTAATGTGTTCAACTAATAATGTCAAATATATTTCCCTCTCCCACGGCAGCATATTCTCGATCTCTGTTAAACTATACTTATGATATTGCATAAGTCCAAAATTTGTTTTGTAAAAATCTGCTAGTGAGTCTCTTCCGAGACTTATACGAAAAAATTTGCAAGGCCCTCGACTTTGGCCTTGTTTATTGCATTACAATTAGTACACACTAGTTCTACACTCTTTGATAATTTCGGCATGGTCTGGAAGAATTTTTCAATTTTTCCAAACTGTTCGATATTCATCGACG